CAAGCGGTTCCACTGGTTCCACTGGTTCCACGGGTTCTACTGGTCCAAGCGGTTCTACTGGTTCTACTGGTTCTACTGGTTCTACTGGTTCTACTGGTTCCACTGGTGCAAGCGGTTCTACTGGTTCAACTGGTCCAAGCGGTTCTACTGGTTCCACTGGTTCCACTGGTTCAACTGGTACAACTGGTTCCACTGGTTCCACTGGTCCAAGCGGTTCCACGGGTTCCACTGGTCCAAGCGGGTCCACTGGTTCAACTGGTCCAAGCGGTTCCACGGGTTCCACTGGTTCAACTGGTCCTACCGGTCCTACCGGTTCCACTGGTCCTACCGGTCCTACCGGTTCCACTGGTCCTACTGGTTCCACTGGTCCTACCGGTTTTACTGGTCCTACCGGTTCCACTGGTCCTACCGGTCCTACCGGTTCCACTGGTCCTACTGGTTCCACTGGTCCTACCGGTTTTACTGGTCCTACCGGTTTTACTGGTCCTACTGGTCCAGGAATCACTGGTCCTACTGGTCTTACTGGTTCTACCGGTCCTACAGGAGCAACCGGTCCAATAGGACCCGGTGTAATTGCAAGTTACTTGAAATCAATCCGCAACGTATCACAAAACATTTCTACTAACGGCGACATCGCATTTAATTCCATTGAAAATTCTTTCAACTCAGATATCACATTAGATACTGCAACCGGTATATTCACCTTACAATCCGGAAAAACCTACAGAATTCGTGCCAATCCAGGGTACTGTGTATTTTCAACCGCCTATGGATATGCCAATTTCCAAATATATGACATAACGAATAGTGCAGCTGTAGGAACCCCCGTAAGTTATCTCCCCCAAGCAACTCCTCTTATATTTGCATCCACCGGAACACTCGAATATGTAATCACTATTGCAAGTAATTTACCAGCACGAAGATACTCTGTAAGATTAATCGGTTCCGCCGATTTAACCAGTATTTCAACCAATTATCCTGCATGGTTAGATATAGAAGTGATTGGCGGAAATGCCCCCGTAACACTCGGTGTAACAGGTCCAGCCGGTGCAGGTGTAGTTGCAAGTTACATGAAAGCATACAGTAGTTCCAGCTGGGTTATGACCGCTGGTTCGGATATATCATTCAATACAACAGAAGAAATCTATGGTACAGACATTTTACTCAACACATCCAATGGACAGTTCACTTTACAAGGTGGAAGAACCTACAGAATCCGTGCCAATCCAGGATTTTGTACATTCTCCAGTGCCTACGGAAATGCTGTATTCAGAATATTTGATGTTACCAATCCAGCAACTCCGATTGCCCGCGGAAAACCCGTCAATTATGTCCAACAAGCGACTTTATTAATATTCTCTTCTACGGGACCATTAGAATACGTTGTATCTGTACCAGCGAATACATCTGTTGTGTATGCTGTAAGATTAGTATCTGCTACCGATTTATCTCTTGTGGGTACTCCAGATTATCCTTCCTGGTTAGATGTAGAAGTCATTGGTGGAAATGCCCCAGTAACACTTGGTGTAACAGGTTGCACTGGGTTTACTGGTTTCACTGGAATCACTGGTCCAACTGGTCCTGCTGGTATGGGTGTGGTAGCGAGTTTTTCGAAATACAATAGAACAACTGCCCAAACAATCTCTACCAATTCATATGTTATATTCCCTACGACAGAGTCAGAATTTGGAAATGATATCACATTAAATACAACAACGGGTGAATTTACCTTACAATCCGGAAGAACTTACAGAATACGTGCCAATCCAGGATACTGTTTGTTTTCAACCGCCTATGGATACGCCAATTTCCAGATTTACAATGTAACTCTTGGACAATCCGTAGGTACACCTGTCAGTTATTTACCTCAAGCTACTCCTTTGGTATTTGCTTCGACAGGAACATTAGAATATATCGTAAGGGTACAAGTCATTACAACTTTTGCTGTAAGATTAGTAGGGGCACAAGATTTAACATCTATTTCATCCAGCTATTTGTCTGTAAATTATCCTGCATGGTTAGACATTGAAGTCATCGGTGGTAATGCACCTGTTACAACTGAAACTGGTAGCATATGGTATTTGAACGGAAACAATACATATTATGGAATGGGTAATGTAGGAATCCAAACCACGACACCACAAACAACATTGGAAGTCGCCGGAGATGTTCGCATTACCAACAATCGTGGTACCATTCAGTTACGTGGAAATACAGCGAATAATATTGGTGTAGGAGATACTTCTGTATTAAGTTCACTAACAAGTGGTATTCAAAACACCGCGTTTGGTGTAAATACACTCGATATAAATACCACTGGGTCATACAATACTGCATTTGGGTACAATGCACTGACCAACAATGTAACTGGATTATACAATACAGCGATTGGATACAATGCATTTACCGCCAGTAGTATCAATAATTCTACTGCGATTGGGTATAACTCTAATCCAACAACCAACAATCAAATTGTCTTGGGTACCAATGCAGAGACGGTGTATATTCCAGGGGTATTAGCCGTGAATAAAACAACAGTGACTGCTGGATATACGGTTGATGTTAGTGGTGTGTGTGCGGCAACCAATTTCGCAATTACATCCGATTATCGTATTAAACACAATGTGGTTCCTTTGGCAGACTCCAAAATAGTAGATGAATTGAAACCTGTAGAATACGATTTATCTGGAGGAGAACACAATATGGGTTTCATTGCACATGAAGTACAGGAATTGTTCCCCTTCTTGGTGAATCATGTAAAAGATGGTGAAAACCTACAATCCATTAATTATGTTGGATTAATAGCATTGTTGGTGAAAGAGGTACAGGAATTAAAGAAACGGGTATCGATATTAGAAAAAAATAACATAGAGAGATGACCGGATACCCCATCGAGAATACATACAATTTAGAAGATGATTGATGATTTCGCCATCACGAATAAAAAATATTTGACATTATATATATTTATAAATAATGTCAGAAGCTACATTGAAAAAGAAAACACAAACAAAATATAATAATATGAGTGTAGGGTCAAAAAACGGTGGGTTCTCCATTAATGGAACAAGGCGAAGTCAAGGATATGTAGGACAAACCATGTTAGGACGTCATTTTCCAAACACTCCTATGCGCGGAAATGTTGCCAGAGGAAATGGTGGATGTTGTGGAACATATTATAAAGGAACCATTGTTCAATCCGGTGTATGTTTTCCATCCAATCCCATCAATGGAAGTACTGCCAATAACAACCCCGCCGTAGTGAAACCATCGGTTTTGAATAATTTGGGAATGCTACATACACATTACAAATGGATATGGCGTCCACAACCATATACCAGTGTCAAAGTTGATTCTAATTTAATTCAAGGAAGCCAACAACAATATATTGCCAACATTTCATCCAAAACCATCAAAGATGTAAATGCATGCACCGTTGGTACAAAACAATATGCTGCAAACAATATCTGTGGTAATTTTCTTCCTCAACAACGACCCCGCCCATTTGGAACTGTCATTAATATTCCGCGAAAATGGTGCAACATTACAAAATCCGATGTGCAAATATCACCAATTAGTCAAGGAGCTTTTATTGCTGCATTAAATGGCTCATGTGCAAACAATTTTACAAAGGCATTTACAAGTGGGCGTCATGCACCACTTCCTGGACCAGCTGCATCATATTAGGTGTCAGCGCATTCGTTCCCATATCCCATCTATAAACATAAAATTGAAGAAATATATAATAAAATAGTGTATATTATTTATTATATAATGGATATTCAGACAAAAGAATACCTACAATTGTACATACAAAATATGTCCGAAAAAGAGAAAAAAGGGTACCATATTGCAAAATCCCATTTGAAACAATCGTTTCAATTGGAGAAAAGCAATCAATTCTTGAAATGGTTGAAAGAACAAAAAGCCTCCAATCCACCTACCATTCCCACTGAATGAATCCATTTCGTGCATCCAAATTTATTCCTGTTTTTTTATCATTTTTTTAAATTCACTGTAAGAAACCCGTTCTCGTTGAACATTCAATGCATCTGTTTTAATCCCTTCCAATAAAGGAGATGTAAATCTGGCGAGAACTTTTCTTTTCTTGGGAATTCCCTGTAAAATTTTAAAATTATTTATTTTGCCCAAATACATAAATTTGTTTTTATTTTTCTCTTTTTCCTCTGTATTAGCATCCTTTGTATCTTTATCTTTGGTATCTTTGTCTTTGACAGAATCCTTATTTTCTTTTGCATAATTCCGCAATTTTGCAAACGGACTTTTACCACTACCAGCATTACTACCTCCAATAACCACCTTACCACCACTCAAATCAATGGGTTTTTTAGGTTCTTCCAACAGATGAATTTTTATCAAAGGAGAACCACAAAAGGTTTCATCCATAAAAAAATCACGGCAGCTATATAATCTTACATATTTCATTGCCATCGCATTCAATATATCATAGGACACTACACTTTGGTCACAAAAATAGGCAAATCCCAATTTATATGCATCAAAATACATAATAACATTTCCACGAGGTGTATTCTCCAACAGAATACGTGTTCTCCATTCTTTTTCCAATGGATTTTCTGCACTTGCGACTATTTCACCAAATTCCTTTTTATTATAAAATACAGGAACAATATTTTGATTGTTGGCAATCCCACCCGAAATGTCCAACATAAATCGTGTTTTCAAAGGTTGAATGTATTTCATGTCATTGTCTAAGTAACTGATGATTGCTTTTGTAGATATAGGTTCACTCGCATACCATCCAAAATATCTACTCGTATAATTACCTAATTTCATAAAAAAATGTACAATAGATAAATACACTAAATACATATGGTTTAACCAATCTGTATTCAATAGATTCTGTGCAGGCATATATATGTTTAATGAGAACCGATTTATATTTTTTCTGCCTCTAATAATTTTTTTCTTTCTGTAAACAAATCCTCTACTTCTTTGCGTAAATCTTGTACCTCAATTCGTTGATACGATTTATTATGATTATCTGGATGCAAACACACCAAATACATTCCTGTAATCACCTTGTCGTATTTGGCTTCTAAAATCGCTCGATAAATATTCAATTGCAATGAATAATGCCAGAAATTCGAATCCGGCAAATGACGAATACACGGTGTTTTTGCACATTTGTCGCCAAATGATTCATATTCAATTCCTTTGCTGCGTTTCCAATCGTAAATCTGAAGCGTACCATCGGGATTCTCAAAAATCATATCAATCGACCCCGACAATTTATACTCTTCATAATACACCATCCATTCTGTTCTGTAAGGCTTTAAATGCGAATAATCTGCCCAGAATTGTTTAAAATATTGAAATTCGATGCTATTGTTTTCCACAGGAACATCGTTGAAGAAATTTTCAATATCATTGTGCATATTGGTCCCAGAGCCAGAAGCTTCTTTTCCATTTTGTTGCCATTTCTCTTTGATTTGTTCGCGTGTCATTCCATAGTATTTGTAAGTCGGTTCGTTTAATATTTTGGGCATCATTTTGTCAATGACCTCATCCGGGTCAAAATGGGAGAATTGATAATGTATCCATGTAGTTACAGACGTATATCCGCCTTCTCCATGGACAGTGTAAATATGAGGTCCTTCGTCAAACGAAATAAAGGCATCTCTGGGATGAGCATTTTCAGTAGCAAGTTTAGTGGGTACAATACGGTTAAACATGAGTAATAATCCAATAAATGTAAAGGTGGTCTTACAGAATTTATATTCTGTAAAATCAATTTTATAGGGGGTATTCAAAGCAAGGAAGGTGGTGTAGGCGCCCCGACTCTGGAGGAGTCTCCTACATCATAACTTTTGATAATATATTTCCAGGCATTTATTTGCGAAATAGCGTCATAATACATTTCATATCCCTTCTTTTTGGAATATTCGGTAACAAATAAATTATCTGTATGATGTTTTAGAACCCGATTTTCAAACAGTTCGACTGCATTTACATAAGCATTTTCAAATCCCTCTTTTGAATTATACATATGATAAATAATAGACCGGTCAAAATCATAAGCAGACAATAAATCCGCCTCTCTTACAATATGATATGCCATTTGATATTTACCTAACATGGGAAATCCGTTTTTTTTCACAGCAGAATACGACATAGTGCTAACAATTTTTTTGATAAACATGATTTCAGCATATCCCAAACGATGATTCAATATTTTATTGATTTCTTCAATGCCATCGCTTTGATTCATATATTTTTTATCACACATATCATGTACAATGGCTGCTGTGTAAATGACCGGTTCTTGGCTCTTCAAATAGGGATGCAAATGTACAGTGTTAGAATAAATTTGGTGAGCATGAAGGAGCACTTTCATAGAATGACCAAGAGCATGAGATTCGTCAATATTATGTTTGGCACTTGTGAATTGAACAAAACGCATTAATTCGGGTAATAGTTTCATGTTCAATTAGGTAGTTTCTCTTCTTTATATAATAAATCGATTTGTTTTTATACCATTACAATTTATCTCACAATAAAAAATAATTATACCTGATTGCTGTTATTACGCTTCAATATTACGAAAATTTTGATTCACACGAGCAAATATCCATTTTTTAATTTCACACACACGCATATCCATTCGACAATGAATCCCATTGGCTTTGCTTAAATAACACATTGCATTTTCTTGCATTTTAGGATTGCGGTCAATTTCCTGTCTGTGTGCAGTTTCCCATTCCATATATTTTCGAAGAACTCGATGTGAAATAATATATACGAAACTTTCTATTTCCTGTTGGGTCATTAATCGCCATTCGGTGTCATACACATATAAATAATTTGGTTTTTGTTGAAAGGCAAACAAGGGCACATCGCGATTTCCTTCTTTTGCAATGTATCGTTCCAATACAGATTTAATACATCCCAATAAATTGTCTTGAAACAATACTTCCAAATCTTCGCTGGAAACTCGAATTTCACCTAACCATGTCATATAATTTTTACTGGGAGGTTCATGTGTCTGCAAATATTCTTTGATGGTTTTCTTTTTTACAGAGAATGCCGTTTTTTGCAGATAATCCATTTTTTTCTCCAATTGTTGATATTTATCTGTAAGATGAATCAAATATTGAAACATGGTTTCCTTAGAAGGAATACTAATTTGAAGACTTTCACTCGAAGTTTGTTCACATGAATGTATTATCGTACAAATCATTGCATGTAATTCACTCATTTTTTTGGTAGGAAAACTCGTGGTACAATGTGCACATCGGTATTTCATTTTTTGCATATAATAGACAAATTGATTATTTTATATACTATAATATATATTTTTATTTGTCATCAATTTTATTACCTATATGTTCAAAATGAAAATGACTACAACCACTATTTATCCATCTATTCCTCCACACACATCCAATATATCGAATACACCCAACACGATACTACCATCATCCGCCTCAACGGCATCGCCGATTTTAGCCATTTCCAGAAACCCAGTTTTGTTTGGCAGTATATTTCAAAAAATAGAAAGTAACGGTCCATGTTCAAGTTGTGGACACGGTAAATAATATATGGATACTTATATATATTCATATGTATTTTGATAATAAAGATTCCTTTCTACAACCCAAAGTAAAACAATATGGGCGAAATATGGTAATGACAAATGTTTATAAAGAAACCAAAACAAAATACTGGAACATTGACACACGATTTCGCGACGATTATGACCAATATTCACAAACCATCACTGGTTCTCAAATCAATTGGTATACTTTCACTCTACCTCAAACAATCAATGATGTCAAATCCATCTACGCATGCAATGTGGAATTACCCATTTCTTTCTATAATATTTCCGCTTCCTTAGGAAACAATGTTATGAAAATCAACAATACTGTATTAACCATCCCAGACGGAGTGTATTCACTGACATCCTTGAGAACTGCCATTCAAACACAATTAGCCAGTTTATCTCTGTCTGCTGTTCTCTTTGATATCTCGTATAATGGAAATAATCTGTCTTCATTTCGAAATACAACCGGGGCACCTATTACACTTAATTTTGCAGTCAAAACACCCACATGTAATCCTCCTGGTCCAGGAGTCGGTGCAACCGCGGATTTTGATAAATACAATATCAAATCCAAACTCGGCTGGTTACTCGGTTTCCGTGATATTTCATACACAATCAATAGCGGTGCTACCAAATATTCGGAAAGTGTTATCGATGTTAACAACCCAAAATATCTGTATTTAGTCATTGATGAATTTAATAATGCCAATCAAAACTCCTTTGTATCTGCTCTCCCTACCTCCATTATTAATAAAAATATTTTAGCAAAAATCTCGATGAACTACAAAAATTACGGCAATGGAACCGTTCTTCCTGCCAATGAATACAATGGATTGCTTTTGTCAGACAAGAGAACTTATTCTGGAAAAGTCAATCTGCAGAAATTGAAAATTCAGTTGGTAAATGAATATGGATTCCCCGTCAACTTGAATGGTCTGGATTTCTCCTTCTGCTTAGAAATTGAATATGAATAATCCATTGACCACTCATATACGCTCATATAAAATTGAAGAAAGTACCTGTAAGATGCAATATATTACGTATATTACTTGAAGAAAATGAAATTAAGTGAGGAACAAAAATATGCATTTGAAAAATTCAAAAAAGGCGAAAATCTCTTTATTACAGGTCCCGGAGGAACAGGTAAAACTAAATTGATTCATCATCTGGTCAATCACATGATAATGAATTCCACCAAATTCCAAGTGTGTGCCATGACGGGCTGCGCAGCTGTATTGCTCGGATGCAATGCACGAACACTACATTCATGGAGCGGAATAAAATTAGCCAAAGGGTCCAATGCAAAAATTTTACAAAATGTATTGCGCAGTCGAAAAGTCGTGAAATCCTGGAAAAAGGTCAAAGTTCTCATCATAGACGAAGTCAGTATGATGTCCAAAAAGATATTCGAATTAATCGAACAAATCGGAAGGAGTGCCCATCAAAAAGACATCCCCTTCGGAGGTATGCAAATAATTTTCACGGGGGATTTCTATCAATTACCTCCTGTAGGAGAAGATGATGACGATTCTTCGCGATTTGCATTCGAATCCCAAAAATGGTTTCAAGTATTTCCATTGGAAAACAATATTCAATTAACTACGTTGTTTCGTCAAACAGATGATTTATATAAGCAGATTTTATCGGAAATACGCTGCGGCGAAATATCCGAAGAAAGTAAAGAAATTCTCCGTAAATACGTGAAACGAGAATATACAGGCACGATGACTCCAACCAAACTGTTCCCAATAAAATCTAAAGTGGATTTCGTAAATAATTCCATGTTTGCAAAATTGGAAACAGAAGAACATCATTTCAAAAATTATGAAACATCCACATACGACATATATCTCGAATCCGGTAAATCCATTGAGCCCGAACTATTATTGAAATGCCAAGAAATGACTACGGAAGAAAAAGAATATGAATTAGACATGATGAACAAAAATATTGGAATTGAAAAAAACTTGTGTTTGAAAGTAGGTGCAACGGTCATGTGTACATTCAATATTGACTTGGAAAATGGCATTTGTAATGGGTCACAAGGTGTCATTTTGAATTTCAACGCAAAATATCCTACCGTAAAATTTTCAAATGGAATTGAAATGGTTGTTCCGTATCAATATTATCAAAATGAAGAATATCCAACTCTTGTGGTGGGACAAATACCACTGTGTTTGGCATGGGCGATGACCATACACAAGATTCAAGGAGCTACTCTGGATATTGCCGAAATGGACTTGGGAAAATCTATCTTTGAATATGGACAAAGTTATGTCGCACTTTCTCGTATTCGTTCTTTGAATGGATTGTATTTATCGGAATTTTATCCACATCGTATCAAATCAAATCCTCTTGTAAAACAATTTTACAATCAACTGAAACCGATTGATTTTGGTACTAACAACTCCTCCCAATCCGGATTTCGATTCGAAGATTATCGATATGTAGAAGAACCAGAACCACCAATAGCATCAAAAATCATTGTTCAAAAAGCCACAGCTGAACCGATTTTAGTAGCAACAGTCGAAAACATAAATGCAGAACCATCCACACCAAGGGCAAACACGACTAATTCTACTAACTCCACTAACATAAAAATTGTAAAATTATAATTTCTGAACATTCTATATTGAATGGTTGCTGCCAGTATATTACCCATTTCTATTCATCATGGTAAAATTTATTTTTTATTTGGAAAAGAAAATGAAATGGAAGATTCTTCCAAAGGATTCTCTGATTTTGGCGGAGCAGTTGAATCCGGAGAATCCATAATAGATACAGCTTTACGAGAGGGGTCCGAAGAATTATGTGGATTTTTAGGAGAACCAAAACAAATAAAACAACTCATAAAATCCAACGGTGGGATGTATAAAATATCTCACAATGACTATCATGTTCACCTCTTTTATATGGATTATGATGAAAAATTACCCCATTATTTTACTAACCATCATCGATTTCTATGGAATCGTATGAATAAAAAAATGCTCAATAACAGTAAATATTTTGAAAAACAAGAAATCAAATGGTTTTCTGTAGAAGAAATGAGAACCTTACCTGAAAAATTCAGACATTTTTATGTGGAAATCATACATAAGCTTCTTGAAAATATCAAAAAAATCACAGATTTTGCCAATAAAATGAAAGGATTACGCGGGCGAGGTTCTCGTTCTTCTTCTCTCAAAACAAGAAAATACAGAGGAGGATGACTCAATGAAATCAAACAGGATTCGGTTCTTATTTAGCTCTGTAAGATATTGTAATAAATGAATGACGATGTCATACACCATTGACCATTGGATACTTGACATTCTGATAATTTATTGAACATAAACAGGGAACAATAGAGAACATAATTTGTTAGATTGATATTTTTGAGTTAGTTTTGATGGTTCAGAATAAAATACATAGTAATTGTATAAGCCAATTACTATGTCTTCATGGAAACAATATGGAGGTATTTATAATTATGAAAGGTCCAGTAAAATAAATACAGACACATTAAGTGTGAATACATTATTATTTAAAGAAGCCATTAATGGAAGCTTTGACATCTGTGGGCAAATGCATATTACTGGAAATGCTTATTTCGATAATTCGATTTTTGTCAATGGAAACTCATATTTAAAGACAAATGTAGATATAGGAACTTCCACTGCAGTACCTCCCTATCAATTGAATGTCTACAATAGCTCGGTTTTCTATGGAGCCGTAGTCTTCACAACTGATTTCGTCACACAAGGAAACATCGACAGTAATCAAAACGTTAATGTTAAAAACAATATCGTGTTAGGAAATATCCTATATTTCGACGACGGAAAATCACAATTTATCTATGGAAATACATCTGGTCTCGGCATCAACACATTAACTCCATCGGCTGGACTCGATATTTCTACGAATTTCGTAAAAGGTATTCAAGTAAAATCGAGTCAAACTGTCAATGAAAACACACTCGCACAAAACAACCAAAACAGGGGTATCGTGTTAGGTACTGACCTAAGTAACAGCTATATACGATTTTTTAATGACCACACAATTGCTTCGAATATACCCGATGCAAATATTACCTATCAAAATGGCGGGGTTCTCAATCTCGATGTATCCAACAATATTCAATTATTGGCTCCTGTTAGTATATCTAATCGGAATACAACCACGCATATCAATGAAGAAACCATGGTAGTATATGATATATCAGGCGGCATTTATTTGCCTAAAATGTATGTACATGATACGCCAACAGGTACAGGAATATCCATTATAGGTTCTGACAACAGCGCAAACACTTTTATAAGACTTACTACACCAAATCGTGTTGGAACAGCCATTGGTGGAGGTGTTTACCCAGAAGACCTTAACCGACGAATGGCAGTCATTGGTCTAACAGATAATTATGGAACGATTACTCCTGCACAAACCATTGTTTCTGGTACCAATATATTAAAATATCACACTACTACCGGCATCAATACATTAAAACCCAATGTAGATGATTATGTATTGGATATCAATGGACCCCTTCATATTGATAATGGCGACATTACCGATGTCACCGGCAATATTCCGTTTGAAGTTTATGCGATTAGTGTACCTAAAACAAGTCGTAATAGTGTATTGGCACTCGGTAGTTCCTATGATATTCTCGGTGATTATTATGACCCCAGTAGCAATTTACCATTCTACCGAGAAAAAATATTGAAATCAACCGATTACGGAACCACTTGGAGCACCATCAATTTACCAAACATAGGTCTCAAAGGAAATGCAGTTACCAGTATTTATATGTGTGATATAAGCAATGTCTTTATTACTGGATACAACAACACCATCTTATACAGTTGGAACACCGGTTATTATTGGAATAGTTTGAATACACCTGGGTTAGCCCAAGGTGCCAATTATACCAATGTTGTGGTTCAAAGTACTCCCAAACCCAATGGAAATGTCATTGGACACTTTTCTCTTGATATGAGTTCTACCTTAATTACCTTTGAATTCGCCTTTGCCAGTGGTGACCCACCGACGAATCCTCTCTACAGCCCAACACTGAACCCTATAATATGTAGTAACAATTTGATTTTGGATAAAATCACTGCGATGGATACTGCTACTCAATCCTTGTATCTTGCAGGAAACGTTATTGCAAAATATTATGTTACCAATACTATTTTCCCGGTGTCCAATTCACCTTTATTAACTCATAATTCCTCCTATTCATACAATGATATTGTAGCGTTTGATAATAGTTTTGTTATCGGCGTTGGAACCAATATTATTTCTTCTACGCGAAATGGCGGACTCACCTGGACAGATATATCTTTCTCCGGAATCGATTTCAAAAGTGTTCATATCTATGACTCACTCAATGCAATTGCTGTTGGCTCTGCCGGAAATATATGGACCACAAAAGATGCAGGAATCACGTGGAATTACATTAATCTGAGTATTATCAATCCTTCCGGAAAGTCAAATATGATTACAGATGCATCGAATAATTATAAAAACGTTGTGATGACAGATGCCAATACCATCTTGTTGGTTAACACCATACAACCCTATAATTATTTGAATCAATATGGTATTAGTAATATATACAATGTGTTTGCTCCCAATTATGTAAATAGTGCGAACAATGTAGTTTTGGATGTATGTGGAACGATTCATATCTCCAATGGTGAATTACAACTCAACAATGGTGGAATTACCTCTACCAACAATATCTTTAATTTATTAAACAAAGACGTAAAAATACTCAATATTGGTGGAAATACTACGTCTCTTAATTTGGGAAGCGTCGGCTCTGGAAATACGATTGTGAATAACAATCTAATTGTATCGGGAACAACCTCCATACAAAAACTGAATATCCTGTCGGATTTATCCTTGAATGGAAATTTATCTGTAATGGGACGGTCTACCTTTCAGTCGACTGCAACATTTAATGGAAATTTAATTGCTGGAAATGCATTTATAAATTCAATCACACCGAATGGAACAACCACAATGACGGTTGGTGGTGGAAATACGGATATATTTATCGGTGGGGAGAGAAATACAAATCGTCCACAAAACATTTTCATTGGACAAGGTGGAGGTACCCCCAGTGCAATTTATCCAAGTACCATTTATATTGGAAGTCCTAACGATTTCGTCTATCTGCGTGGTAATACAACCATCGAACAAAAAACAGACCAAGTAGTAGCAAGCAGTACGATTATCGTGAATAAAACAAATGTCGCACTGACTTATGGAAATGCCACCTCGGGAGGAGCAGGTATTGATGTGTTTGATAATTCCAATGTGTCCCTTCCTGGTATCGTCAACAATATTTACTCTTATATCCATGTAGGAAATGATTTACAAAGTTTTGTTCTCAAAGCACCAAGTTATGGAGCCTTTGATGTTGGAAATGTCCCTGCTCCAAACTCGAATAAACCCCTACAATTAATCTCTCCCGAAAATCGTCTACGTATAGGTGTCAATGAATTAACTCTGTCTGATAAACCGGCGATTCGTAACGGGTTGGTCATCTTACAATCCAATGCAGATTATGCAGCCTATCAATCTGCAAGAGGACATTCTTATATAAGTGGAGATGCAGATTATGTGATGAATGTCTGCGACGCATTCGACTTAAGTAATATCATGTTAAAAAGCAAAGATACGATTGCGGGCACACAATCCATTGTCACCAATATGACTGTCGGAAATACGGCGAGTCCAAAATCCTTCACCGTATTTGGAAATACGGTTCTCAATGGAAATCTAATTATCAATGGAAATTCGAATATTACAGGAAACATGATAATCCCGAATCTCACTGTATCGAATATACTCACTTCAAACAATCAAACGTTTTTACTTGGAAATGTGGGTGTAGGTACAACTACACCGCAAGTGTCCTTAGATGTCATTGGGAATACACGGTTTGTAGGTCAACTTGTAAGCTCAAATTATGATACCATTCAATTTCCAGCCAATTATGGAAATACTTGGTTGCAAGAAAATCGGAGCCCTATCTCTAATACATATTATCAAGATGTTGCAGTGTCTTATGATGCCAAATATCAATACGCATTTATGTATAATAAATCCAATGTCAGTAGTATACAAACTACATCAGACTATGGTACAACATGGTCGAATGTTTCTCTACCAACCAATTATTCAAACAATGTAATTCCTTATGCAACACCCTATATGAGTTCAAATTCATATACATTTACCTATCCTGAATTACAGGGAAATATTGCAGGTGGTTCTCCTCTGAATATACAAACAGGAACCTATACGGTAACAGGGTCTACTTTTCAAGTCCAGGATGGAGGGAATTATTGGAACGCATTTGACAATTCATTGATTACTGCATGGACATGTGCTAACAATCTGTATCAAGGAAGTGGTGGATATGCTGGCTCAGTATCGACGTTTGATAATACTTACAGTCAATCGATTAATGGTGAATATGTACAAATAAAATTACCTTATTCTTATATTGTGAAAAACTACAGAATATATCCAGCCATTTCTGGACAAGGAGATTATTTCCCCAAAATATTACATCTGTTGGGCAGCGTAGATGGTACGAATTGGTACTCTGTCTCTGGAAGTTCTTCTGGCAATGATACATCTGTTACAACTACATTTAATTTATCTGCCAATACATCATCTTACAGTTATTATCGTATCATTGTAAACTCGATTAGTTCAACGGTTGGTGTAACTAAACCCTGCCAAATCACGAATCTGGATTTCAGTGGCATTGTCCAAAATGTCACCGGTGCATACTCTGGAACACTCGCTACATCTGCCACTGGTAAATATGTAACTGTTGCGAGTCAATCTTACAATGTGAATTCCGGTAATATCTTTGTAAGCAGTAATTTCGGAACATCTTATTCAGATACGGGGATTGTCGCCGTTGGAAATGGTACTTGGCAACAAGTTGCCATGTCACAAACCGGACAATATCAGTACGCGATTGTATCCAATACACCTGCCCAAGGAAATCTGTTTATATCCACCAATTATGGTGCAAACTGGTCTGATACATTATTTGGTGTACCCAATGGATGGCAATCCATCAATGTATCATCGGATGGTAAATATGTAACCGCTGTACAATCCGGTAATATTGCATCGCCTCTCGGAAATATCTGGGTATCCAACAATTATGGTCTTGCAGGGTCTTGGTCATCATCCCAAAAAATATATTCTTATGTTCCCTATGTAGGAGCCTATTTGAATCAAGGTGCTGTCGATTTCAACCGAATCATTGCTATGTCTACTTCAGGAAAATATCAAACAGTATTAGGATTGGCAAAAACCACCGATTCTACCGGTAATGCAAATATATGGATAAACAGTAATTATGGTGTAGGAACATGGATAGATACTGGATACCGTGCGATTGGTGGAAACTGTATATTATCATCGATTACTACGACCAGTACGGGTAAATATCAAATTGCAAGTTATATTGGAGGAGCGACTTCAAATGTCATGAAATCGGTCGATTATGGAACCACTTGGACCAATTTAAGCTACAAAGCTCCTACGGTAGGTCCATACAGTGGATTTTTACAGAAAATCACGACCATTGTAAATGGGCGGTACATCGTAGGTGTTCAAAAATATCAAGAAGTCGCCGGAAGTACATACAACAATAATAATTCTACTGCCACTGCGATTGGTAATGTAGTGACCAGCACCATTCCAATTACAGATAACATGTTTTCTACACAATACATGGGGTCATCTTACACTGGTAATGTATTTGCAACCCACGGAATTCAATTGAATGTATTGAATGATAACAATGCGTCTTTAATGATGGGTTATGATACCACTATGGACATTACCTATATTAATTCTGCAGATGAACACAGTTATAATGCAATTTGTTTGAATGCGAATGGTGGAGCGCCAATTGGTATTTCTACGGTAACCCCTAATTACAATTATGCTTTGGATGTGAGTGGAATCGTCGGCAGTACCAATACAAAGGGTCTTCTGTATGTCCAAACTCCCGGGGCAACCAACAATCTTGGTATCGGTGGTACATCCGTATTGCAGTCATTAACAACGGGCATACAAAACACTGCTGTAGGAACCAACACATTGCAATTATTGACAACTGGTTCTCAAAATACAGCCGTAGGATACAATGCAATGACTTCTACCATTGGAGGGATGTTCAATACCGCACTTGGGTGCAATGCATTTACAAGTGGCGCGTATAGTTATTCAACTTCCATTGGGTATGGGTCCAATCCATCTGCAAGCAACCAAGTTGTATTGGGAACGGCGTCTGAATCCGTCTATATTCCAGGGAACATGGGTGTCAATACGACTGTCACTGGTAATTTCATGCAAATCAGTGGTAATGCAAGTACATCTGCGGCGACGAATCCATCCAATGGAACGAATCACAATTTGAATTTGATATCTACGAAAACGGGCAGTACTCCTTATTCTATGGCATTGGGCGTAGATTTTTCAACAGGAGTTGGATATATTAATGCTGCAGGAAATGGACAAATCCAACCTGTTTGTTTACAGACTCGAGGTGGAAATGTCGGAATTGGTACCACTGTGCCGAGAACTGAATTGGATATTATTGGCGTATGTTCTTCAAGCAGTTTTTCAATTACATCCGATTATAGGGTCAAACAGAACGTAATTCCTCTGTTGGAAGAACGCACCATTGACCAATTGAAACCGGTTGAATATGACTTAAGTGGTGGGGCGCATGATATGGGATTCATTGCACATGAAGTACAAGAACATTTCCCCTTTTTGGTGCGAAATGAAAAAGATGGCGAAGCGTATCAATCCTTGAATTACAATGGGTTGATTGCGGTCATTGTGAAAGAAATACAAGAATTGAAAAAGGAAAACCGAGAACTAAAAGAAATCTTACAAGAAATTTTGCGGAAGTAACCTGTGGGAATTTTTAGTAATATATTCGTAAAAATATATAAAGATATACAATAAATATATTATATACAATGCCGAAAATTGACTACTCTAAAATGATAATCTACAAATTATCATGTGTGGATGTAAATGTGAAATATGTTTATGTTGGATATACTACACATTTTTACAAAAAAAAACACGACCACAAATATCAAACAAATATAAAACGATATGAAACATTATATTCAATAATAAATGCAAATGGTGGCTGGACAAATTGGAGAATGACATTATTAGAAAAAGTATCATGTGCAAATGGAGCAGAACTCAATGAAAAAGTAGAAAAATGGAAAAAACTATATAATTGCACCGAAATATATCCTGAATTCACTGAAACGCCCCAAAATACACCAAAAAAAGAAGAAATTAAAAATCCACTACAATGTGAAGATTGTCTGAAAACATTTGTGAAAAAATATGGTTTAAGAAGACATTTATTAGGACGTTGCAAGGCAGAAGAAACCAAAGAATCATTGAAAAAAACTATTTCAGAACAGCAAGAGATTATCCAAAGATTGACAAAAGAGTTATGTAATTACAAAATATTATTTAACAGAATTATGACAACATAAATTTTATATTTTCACAAAGGGTCCATGAAAAATCTTTTTGAAAAAAAGAAAAGGTCTATTTTGAAAAATATTTTTAGAATTTATTTTTTATAGTTCTCCCCCCCCCTCATTTTGATATTCTAAAAAAAAGAATAAATATTCCAGAAAAAAGGAAAAAATGGAATATTTTAAGAATATTTATAAAAAATGTATAAAGATAAATAAAATATATTGTATATAGATGTCATTGAAAGTAGATATTTATAAATTATCATCTAAAGACCCCAATATAAAATATTTTCACATTGGCTCGACAAAAAATATTTATAAAACACGGCATTTATTTAAACGAAATATGCAAATAAAACGAAATAATTTTATATATTCAATTGTTAGCATGAATGGTGGATGGGATAACTGGGAAATAATTTTATTGGAAAAATGCGATAGCATAAGTAAAGCAGAACTCGAAGAAAAAATTGAAAAATGGAAAAAACTATATAATTTCACAGAAATGCACCGAAGCCTCACCGAACCTCACCAAAACTGCACCGAGCCTCACCGAACTTCACCGACCCTTACTGAAAAACCTAAAAATAACAATAAAAATCCACTGCAATGTAAAGCATGTTTTAAAACTTTTTCAAATAACTTCTGTCTGAAAAGACACATGCAAGGGCGATGCAAGGCAGAAGACTCCCATGAATCATTAAAAGAATGCTTAGCAGAACAGCAAGAGATTATTCAACGATTGGAAAAAGAATTACATGAAAAGGACAAACAATTAGTGAGTGTAACGAATAACAACAATACAACCAACAACACCAATTCGCATAATACTGTAAATACAGTTATCAATAATAACACAAATCATATAAAATTAGTCGGATTAGGAAATGAAAATATATTAGAACTTCTGTCTGACCAAGAAAAAAAACAAATAATGGGAAAAATGCATAAAAGTCTATTACATCTCATAGAGAAAGTACATTTCAGTGGTGAATATCCACAATTTGCCAATGTAGTAATCACAAATCTAAAAAACAAATTAGCATATAAGTACAGCGAAGCAGACCAAAAGTTTATTGTAGACGCTGCAGAAAAGGTAATCACAGAAGTAATTGATAATCATTTCGAGGATATCTGTTCCATCTATGAAGAACAAAAAGATTCATTGGATACAAAGATAAATATAAGAACCGGTGAGTTTATTGAACAACATACAAACAATCCAGATAAATACAAACAAACAACGAATGATGTAAGATTTATGATGTACAATAAACGCGAAAAAGTAGATATCAATACAAATACACAAAAAACAATAAAAAATACGTAGCTACCGGTACAGTCAATTCTAAATGTAATTATACAAATATATAACTACATGTTCTCATTGGATTCTTTCAGATTATGTGGAGCAAGGACATAGTGGATTCTTGGTAGATTTCACATATTTCTTTGTAGGAGCCGGTTTATAAGGGAAAACCGTTCCACCAATAATGATATAAGGCATGGTGTTTAATACACGATTTGGTCGTTGATTCGTGTTGGTACAAAGAGTAAATCCTGTGCACCCTGATACATTTTTTTCCATATCCAATATATTGCGATTTCCAGGCAATAATAAACGACTATAACTTTTTTTTGTATTGGTTACAGTTGTTTCTAAATTGTATTGCATGAAATCGGTGTAATTTTCTGGTGTTAAAACGGGTGGCAATTCACTATTTTTTAATATCATGGATGTTTTTTTTAATTTTATATAATCACTTTGAGACATACTATACTATAACGATGAGATATTTTACAACGCATTTCCATGTAAATATATATAAGTTGCATGAAATACAAGCCATGCAAATAAACCTCCTACAGCAGAACCAATGATTAATTGTCTTATTGTATGTCGATTATATTTCCATCGTTGATATATGGTCAATGCGGAAATAAATAAAATAGCATATGTAAATGCTGTTGGACCTTTTACAAGAAACAAGAAAACAAGTGCAAAAATAACACTTTGAGCATGTCCTGAGGGCATACCAAATTCATTGAATCCGGTTAAATCATCATAATCTGGATTGTGGTCAATATATTCTATTTGATTTTCAGGTCGTGGTTCTCGAATCGTTGTTTTCAAATACATGTTTAATAAAATATTCAAAATACTACCAAATACAAAAGCTGTTAAATAAGGTATTTGATGAATTATACTATAAAAAGTAAGAGCAAATGATATAACAGGACCATAATGTCCTATTAAATCAAATATAGATACCAACATATATAATAAACAAAATATTTTATAGGTAGGGGCGTTACACAATAACTATGCATCCGATTCGCATGCGCTTCCCCCTACGTAGAAGTAGCTCGATACAATTGTTCGCAAATAAAGGAAAACGACCAGTTACTTCCATTTAAATCGACAATGTCTCCACGGTCATTCAACAACTGTATTGTCATTTTCCGTATATTTACAGGTCCAAAATACAAACGTTCTTGATTTTGTAGAGAACCACCAAACTCAATATAATAGTCACCATTTTTGGCAGGAACTCTTAAAGGAACAATTCCAAATAAATCTTTTACATAAGGTCCAGCAGAGTATGTTTTCAATATATTCTGATTCGATGCCGCCGATTGATTTAATGAATAAAGTTGATTATTTGATACATTATCACTGTTTGATTGATTCACAGATGTTCGAACAACTGTTTTAGTAGACGGGTCACAAGTTTGCCGAGTTGTATTTGCATACGAAGGTATAGGAATAGCAGTTTGGCTTCGCGTTATCGTTACTAAACCATCATTCAAATGATTTTGAATATAATCATCCAATGAAATCAAAAAATAGTTATATAAATTGGTACTTAATGTCGTATCACCAGTAAGCGATATAACACTGTTAGTTAATAATCCACTGTTTTTATTGGTTGTGGTAGAATATGTATACGACCCATTACTGGACGCCAAATAATAATATTTATCTTTGAAATTGTTATCTTGCACTTGATTACTTTTTATCAATGTATATTCGGTATAATCACGAAACCCCAATATCCAGCCTACTGTACTATCCCATGTTGTATTCTGAACATTTCGAGAACCAGCATAACACGTAACAAAACTAATCGGGTCATAAAACACAAGTTTATAATCTGCAGTTGTAAAAACACGATTGATATTGAGACGTATCAAACAGTATTCTTGATTGTTGTAAACATAAGAAGAAATAGTTGAACCATAGGTTTTTGGATTATGTGCGAATATATTATTAATTTCTGTGTAGAGAGTTCCTGTGGTATATGTTCCAGGGGTTACTGAAATCGTAATATTATCACTTGGCACTCCATTCACTCCATAGGTTGTTAAAATGATATTGTTTGACCCATCCAACACATTGATACTTTCCCCCCCTTTTACTTGTGAGTTTCCATAAATCACTGCATATGGATAATAAGCCGTTGGACTCGAATTCGCAATAATTGTTTGTGTGAATAAATTATAAGAGGTACTAATATCAAATGGGTACCACGCATTCAATACATTGGAAATATCCTTTATACCATCTGAGAACGAAATATCATAATTGGATTCACTCAAAAAATAACTGTAGAATATATTCAATGATAAATCAATCGTATTGTTTGCATTCACTGTATACGTTACCGTACTTTTACTAAGAGGTGTCTGTGAATCATTAATACTGGGTATTTCAACCACTGTGTTTGCAATGGCGTTTTGAATACCTGATATAAATGTATTAAACGTTGGAAAATAGTACGGGTACGTGTATGTACTTGGCAAACATACGGTAACCGGAGGAGCTGCTCCATTTCCATCGTTTCCGTATCCAGTATATGGATGAATCGTGAAAATATAACTTACATCCACTGCATATCCTGTATAAATTGTTTGAATGTTCGCTCCAAAGATATTTTGACTGGATAAATCGACCAGAGTAGGAGAAAACCCCGGTCCGTATCCTTGAGAACCCATTCGACACAACAAAGACGATAAACCAAACGAAATATAATAATTTTTGTTGGTGAATGTTTTTGTCATATCTATTTGTAAATTGAATTTATTGGATGTATCGATAGATGCATAGGTATTGGTCATATTAAACAAATTGTATCCTAATTGGGCATTTTTTGTACTGAATGTATTCGTAATGGCAGACAGGTATTGATTCAGGGTATAATTACCGGTTGGGACATTCATACTGAAATCATTTAATCCAGTATTATAATAAGGTGTAGTGCATTTTAAAAACATATTGGCAGACAAGTCAATCGAATACGTTGATTGTACCGAAGGAGTTTCCGATACAAATTGGGAGAATTCATTCATGGAATTGTCGAAATAAAAACAGGATGTAGTAAGTCCTGGTAAAAGATTCCATATAGAATATGTTTCTCCATACTGATTTAATCGAGAACTTTCATTCGGAAACAGGACCACTAATTTGGCATTTGGATAATATTTGACGGTTTTTCGATTTAATACAAGATTTAAACGGAAATAGGTATATCCTGCATTTTGAATGGAACCAGAAACCGGAATATCTACTTGTGTCATTCCAGAAGACGATTCAAAATATCCAGATGATTGTATGGCAGTATTTACATAATTGATAATATCTGCACGGGTGGCATTTCCTACTACATTTAAACCATTTTGTGTCATTTGTATTTTAATGGTACGCAATACAGTACTCACTGAATTGTACGGTTCAAATTCAGTATATCCAATGTATTGTATTACTGTAAAATAATTATTAGAATTGTCCAAATAAAAGTCTTGACTGGTCTGTGCATTCACTGTAACGGTAGTTCTATAACTTTGGTTAGATTGAATAGCATATGGATAATAAATTTGATTGTTAAAACCTAAATAAGCGGGAATGGATAAAGAACGATTTTCGATGCTCGGTGTTACAGGGGGCGTCCAGAAGGGAAAATACAATTGATAATAGGGTTCAGAGTATGTTTGTTGTAAGTTCAAATTCACTGTTGTCTTGGAAGTTGTACTATCATATGTCAATAAGGGAAGTCCATTGAAATTTACATCGGATGCAGAATTATTAGACAAATCTTGAAAAGACGCATTAATGGCTGCTACTAAATCGGCGGCAGTATAATTTCCAGAATTAATTTCTATTTTGTAATCATGTAAACCATCATTCACACCGGATGAAATGCCTTTTAAATACAGGAAATTACTGCCATAACTCTTGCTAATCGTGTACCATGTATAAGGTATTTGAACAGAATACAGTTTCAGAGATACGACATCTCGTAGAGGTTCTGACAGGTCGAATGTAAAATTCGTAGTCATTTTTGAAGTATTAATATCTCTGTATTGACTATCAATACTTATGACACGTTTGATGGTTTGTTTTAAAAGTGGATTTAATTGCAATTTGTCTGCGGAATAATCCAATTGTTGGACATTGCTAATTTGTAGTGGATTGTATTCGGTAGGTTTGGCGCTTGGTTTGGGTGTAGATGTTTGTGCTGCTGAGGCTGAGGGTGTAGGTACAGAAGTTGCATTTGGTTTTTGAGTTTCAAATCCTTCTACGTTATCGTTTTCATCGTCATCTTCTTCATCCACAAAAAAATGATTATATATGTTCTGAAAAAAAATAGACATTTTATGTCCAGTTTCATTCTGCATATTTTCATATTTATTGATTAAATGAATAATTTTAGCTTCCAGTTCTCGGTCCGTCGGATGGTTTATATCTAAAATATTATATAATTGTTCATCCGTGTAATATTTGATATTATATAAATCATCACTATCAGTTTGCATACTGGATATTATACATACCATTTATATTTTTTTGAGGTCAATCCATTCAATCATCCAAAGAGGGGGTAATTATGCGGATTCCAAATTTGCAGAAGAATATCTGGAAATGAACATTTTTTCAATAAATTCTGGAATATCAATTAGGTCTCTGCATCGTAATAACATTTTAATTGGAAAAGCTCTCAATCCCTGACCACGTTTCATATGAGTATTACCTTTAAAACAAAGTACATCTAATGCTGCAAACACTTCTTCTTCCTCGGCAGTTAATTCATCTCGAGTAATCCTGTATTTACCAATATAATTGTATCTATTGTAATTTTGATTTGCATAAATATTGTAACGATTCACCAAAGGTTTGTTTACCAAGAATCCAACACCAAATATTTTATTTTGGTCATTGTCCATTTCTAATACTACGATTTTGGAATAAAAGGGTATTTTTTCAGAAATAGGTTCTGGTGTACAGTATAAACAGCCGTGATTCCAATTTTTTCTTTCTCTGAAACGCTTATTTTCTTCACGTGTCGCTGTATTAAACCGCGACGTCATCAAAAACAAACGCATTTGTGGGCGATATAATTTTACTTTTAAATTTTCTTCCTTTTTAAAGAGAACACGCTGCATTTTTTCTTCATTCATTTCGGATTGTATGGATTATATATTGTCTTACAGATATAATTTTATGAGTTTCAATTTCTGATTTCTTCAATTTTATGTATCGGTGTATAGTATATGTCGTCGGATGATAATCCTCATATTACCATTGATATTTCAAAGCCTCCATCAAAGACGTCCATACATGTAGATGAAGAAGTCGATAAGTATACGGATAATCATTTTATTCACAAATTGAATCAAGAGTTGGAAAAAATACGAATGTCTGAAAATTTAAGAATGAAACGAAAATCCATTTCCCTGGAATCTAATGGCAACAGTCCGATATTTATGTCAAACAATAATAGTGATGAAGATGATTACGATGATTTTGAAGAAGGATTTAATGAAGAATATGATGAGAACCTATTCAATCGAATTCAATCTTTTACATCCGGGTCTGGATGTGCCACTGAAAAAAAAAACCCCAAAAAATTGTCGTTTCGTGAAGTAAAAAAATCTATACATAAATATTACGATATAGAAGACAAATATTACAACGAATTAGATATATTAACAACCTATTTGAAAGGACAAAAAAATCTATACATGAAATCAAAATCGGTCACGCAAACAAAATTAAATTTACTTATGATACCATCCTTGATAGGAACTTCTATTATTACAATTTCTGCACCCATTATTCAAAATTATGTGTGGAGTGGAGCCTTTATTTCTGGACTGAATGCTATTGTTGCATTTTTCATTTCCATTATTCATTATTTTAAATTGGAATCGTCAGTAAACACATATTCTCATTTGACTACACAATATGATAAATTAGAAAATTCGATTGAATTTACCAATAACAAATTGGCATTGATTGAGAACATGCATGAAAGAAACGAATTAGTTCTCACCAAGATGAAAGAAATCGAGAAAAAAATAAATGAAATCAAAGAAACGATTCACAATATTCATATCCCACAAGAAATCAAACGAATATTTCCTATTATATGCAATGTAAATATTTTTTCATTTATTAAACGTATTGAGGTATATAATAAAAATCTTATTGTGAAACTAACAGATATAAAAAACGAGATATTGTACATCAAATGGAAATGCGAACAAAAAATGGATATAGACCCCAAAGAAAAGAAACGATTAGAATTCCTGTATGAAATCAAAGAAAAAATAAAAGACGAAATATTACATTATCGAAATGCATACAGTTGTATTGATGAATTGTTTATTAAAGAAATTAATCGTGCAGATAATACATCTGTATGGAGCATGTGGTTCTCCTTTAAACGAAGTATTGGAGAATCTGAAAATCCAGTATTGAAAGAATATCTTTCCACTATTTTTTCAAGTCATTAATAAGGTGATATAGATGACACCTGTGAATGAATAGTGGCGCGAGGAGTTGAATATGACCCAGGAGGATGTTTTGGAGGAGCATGCGAATGGTTGGCAAAAATCTGCCAATACCAAGGCATATCATACACGATATTCATATGTTCTGTTGGATTTTTTAAATGTTCTTGTATTTCTTTTGCCAAGGGTTGTGTATTATCCCAATGAATCCGAATAATAATTCTTTTGTAAGATGGGTCATTTTTTAATGGGTTCTCGATGATTTTTACAATGTATCCGATTTTTAATTTACAAAACACATGGAAAATGGTTTTTTGTGATATATTTACAGACACTTTTGGAATACACAATTCCATTTGTTTTTGATATGTATGTGTCGGTGTCTGAAGCGCATCTGACGGAGGAGGTTCAATGAGTGAGTCTTCCATTTTTTATTTTTGATATATACTATCAAAAATAAAATGACTTCGATTTTATACGCAGATGAAGACCCTAATGGTTCTTATTCATTTTTTATGACGTACATGAACAAATTTCCGTATTCTTTTTTCACTTCATTAATAATCGGTTCTACATCTTGTATGACCACTTCTTGATTGTATTTTTTCACCAACAATTCAGCAATTTTTAATTTGGCAGATTCTTCTATAATGGGAATCTTGGAGTTCTCTTTGTAACATACATTATCTATCATAATATAATAATTACCACTTTTGTTATGTTCTTCCAACAATTGCTTTGTTTGAAAATAAATGTGTTCTTCATTGTATTCCGTGGTCGCCGTCAACAAATTAGATAAGACACCATGTTGGTCCATTAGTTGCTCTAATGCACGCGTATCACGTGGAAAACAGGGTCCACCAAATGAATATCCTGGGCGGAAATATTTTGTACCAATCCTGGAGTCAGAACCAACCGCATGTAATACTCGGTCTTTGTTTACACTCATTTTATCACACAAATCGGATATCATGTTGGCAAAACTGATTTTGGTTGTTATAAATCCATTCAATGAAATTTTGACAATTTCTGCCTCGGTAGGTGTCATAATACAATATTTCGGTTCTGATTTAGTCATGCTATCATAAATTTCTCTGATTTTTTCAGGCAGTGTGGTCGAATGGGTTCCCAACAGAATAATATCTGGGTTCTCAAAACCCCGAACAATATCTCCTTGAGCAACAAATTCTGGATTGTAAGATAAAGTACAATTCGTAGCATCTGATAAAATTGTGTTTCCAATACTTTCTATGTACTCGGGCATCACAGTACATCCAATAATAAAATTCTTGTTGGACGGTTTTGTTCGATTGATTTTTTCCAATAAATTCGACAATATCGTATGGTCGTAGAAGCGTTTGCCCCCGCCATTTGGTGTCTGTACAATCATAAAAATGATATCAGAATGTGCTAATCCGGCATTCAAATCCGTGGTCGCCACCAAATTTTGCGACTTATCTAACAGTTCATTGTATCCTGGTTCGCTGAATCGGATACTCTTGTCATTTATCTTTGCAACATATTCTGGAAAAATATCCACACCCAATACATGGTAACCGGACTTTTCCAATAAAAGAGCAAATCCCAGTCCTAATTTACCAATACCAATCACTGTAATATTTTTGTCGCTCATATCGTTAGAGTATTATCTTGTTATCTCGTATTCTGTTTATATTGTTTTTATGTCTGCGATTACAAGACAATATAATATTTCCCGAGCTCGAATTTTGTCCCTCTGAACCAATTCAAATTTTCAACGTATTTTGTATAAGGAATCACGCGAATATCGAAACTAATACGTGTATGAGATGTGGTATTGACACGGTTACAATGTTTTAATTTGTTGAAATAGGCTTGAAAAAATTCATCCGTCGTGAGAACCAAATTCTGAAAATCAATCGAATTTGTTCGCGACCCAATTGTGGTTTCATAATAAATACTATTGGAATCAAACATATCAGTGATTGGAATAATAAAATTCATCTCATGTTCACTGTGACCAAAATCAGAATCACAATGCAATCCAACAATTCCCTTTGGGTCATTGGGGTCATATCCAATGGCAGCAGAATCCGGTAAGCTGAATCGAATATTTGGTGTTTTTTGGACGACCAAATTCGTTTCCTGTGGGAAAAGAGGTTTAATATATTCGCTAATGAATTTATAGTACACCGTATTAAACGACGGATGAGTATCTACATATTCATGAAAATTTTTGACAAACACAGAATTACGGTCATTTTTCCAGTCTTGGAGAGTTTTATGAAAATATTTTTGTTCTTCTGAAATCAAGGGAGTATCTAACAGGGTATGTAATTCATGAAGAGGTTGGTCAAAATCATATTTCTGTTTGAATATATTGTGTATGATTTCTGGGAATGGATTTGGGGTTTTGTCGAATTCGTGAAAAACCAACATTATGTAATAACCCATGTATTTTTTATATATCTTTGAATAGATGTAATAAAAGTGAGAAGATGCGGATAGAAATATATATTCTATAATATATATTATCATGTCATTTTACAGAGCAAAACGAAGGGCTATCAATCAAAACGTCTATTACGACAACCGATTAAATACTTTTACCAAACCACCCATGTTATCTGGAAATTTGTTTGTGGATAATGATGAACGAGTTGGAGGAAATATGGATATTAGTGGAAATCTCAGAATCGGAGGAGATTTAACTGCAAAAAACTTTTATGCAAACAAAGGAAACTTTTATTTAGATAATTATATTTTAATTCCTTATGGAACCATTATTCAATCTGCTGCAGTAACCATTCCAGATGGGTGGTTGGTATGTAACGGTGCATCTATATTAAAAGCCCTTTATCTGAATCTTTTCAATGCGATTGGATATACCTATGGTGGAAGTGGAAGTAATTTCAATATTCCTGATATACAAGGTCGTGTAATTGTTGGAACCGGTACGGGTGCCGGACTAACTACACGAAATTTAGGTAATACTGGGGGTGCAGAAACTCATACACTAACTACCGGAGAAATTCCATCACATACTCACTCTTCCAATGCGGTTGGTGGTTCCATCGGTTTAATACGCTCTACCGGAAACAATACTGCAAGTAGTGGTCTCGATAATACTTCCGGGGAACCGGATTTATACGCATCCCCACAAGCCCTTACTATCAATTCTACTGGTAGCGGTAACTCACATAACAACATGCAGCCTTTTATTGTATTTCATTATTTAATAAAATATTAGATTCACAAAACAAACGGATAATATAGTTTGAAAAAAATATATTATCTTCTAACAGTTATAATTTTCGTATTTTTGTGAATTATCACTATATCCATCTCGTTGTTTTCCAATTCGTCGCACAAAACAATACCAATTGGACGATGGTTGAAGTCGCTTCCATATTTGGTCATTTGCATATATCCAATGATACTGTGTGCTTTTTAATAGAGGAACGGCTTCTTCATACAATTCAATTAAACGGTCATACATCGTATGGTGTACAATATATCCAGAGGCAGTTTGTGCTTCATTCACCTTCAATAAAAATGGATAAACGGTTGCCTCAGATTGAATCAAATTGTAAGATATCATACAAACATCATATTCTATATTGGATGTAAAAAATTGGGTGAGTTGGTTTTCGAATTCTTCTTTGGAAACAAGAAACTGAAAATCGTCTTCCAAAATCAGTACATTTTTATATTGTCTGGATTTGGCAAGTTTGAACACTTCCAAGTGAGACATCGTGCATCCTAATATACCTTGTTCTTTCACGCAGATTGCAGGGTATCTCTCGGTTTTGTCCAACAGATTGAATTTTTCGAGTTCACCTTCGATTTCCGTTTTACGGTCCGTGCGATGGTCCAAATTAATATAAATGATTTTTTCGATATGGTTGGACATGATAGCACAAAGGAATGTCGTTATGGTGTACCAATACACAATATATTTATATGGTTTATTGTATGGATGATTTATTTGGACATGAAAAACAAATGCCACGAAGGAGTTGGATATATAATCTATTGTATATTCAACTGTCTCAAGTAAAACGGTTTGTATAAATCATTTATTTTTATTTTTACTGATTTTTTATAGATAAAATAAAATTATGCTGTTTTGAGACATATATAGTTATATATAATCTTTAACCTCTTTTCTTTGTTATATGTTATATGTTTGTATTACAGAAAGGAATTATTTACATATACATATAGGTATTGAGGATGGATTTAGATACTTCATGGATTGAAAAAGAAGAAAAAATAAATTCCATACAGCAACATTATGTAAGAGAACTTCCTGAAAAAATCAACTTATATTACGTTTATATTGATACGAATGATTCGATTGAAAAGGTTGAAAAAGAAACAGAGGTTCTCATCGATTCAAAAATTTCCAAGGAACGATTGTTGCAAATTATTCAAACGAAACGAATGCCTCAGATGATACACACAGATGTATCAGTAGGTAACAAACCAACAAAGTATAAACTGTTTGATATTCTTGCTTTCCAAGTTCACCTCGACCCTGAAAAGATATTTTCTTTTTCAAAGAATGAGAACGAGGACCTTGATTCGCAAGCTTTTTTACAGTCGATTCCTTTATTTGACGAAATTACAGTAATCCCTTCTATTTTTATTTTTCATGAAATCAATGGTATTTACTTTTTTTTTAAAGCAAGTAGTTCTCCACCTTTACGTTCCATTTTAAGAAATGATGGTTCAAAAAAGGAGAACCGAGTTACAAAAAAAGTGCGTATTGCATTAGAAACAGAAGATGTACCATCTCATCCAAAGACACTGAAAAATCGTCCAGAACTAACAAAACATACACGCAAAAATAAATCCGTCTTACAATAATAAAAATAATATAAAATGTAATGTCTATTTTTTAGTAGACATGACTATTAATAGCTATTACGAGAACAAGATTGTACGATTCTACTTTTTATTACATCAAAATAATATTTCAGAGAGTTCTCGAGAATTACACTTTTTATTGAAAACAATGAAATATGATTTGCAAAAAGGGGATATTACAGTATATATTTATTTGAGAACCTTATATGAAATGATTGGTCATACAAGAGATTTATATTTTGGTCGTGGAGAACGAGATTTGTCTTACATGATGATTTTTGTATGGCATTCTTACTTTCCGGTTCTCGCATTTTATGCTTTTCATAGATTGGTGATACCTATTCAGGATGGACTCTATACCTACCCCTCCTTCGGATGCTGGAAAGATGTAAAATATTTCTGTAAGTACGTGTTAAAAGAATCATCCAATATTCATCATCCCTTAATAGAATCGACTGTTTCTCTTGCCAACTGGCAATTAAAACGGGACAAAGATACAAATTCCATAGGAAAAATATCGAATGTTGCAAAATGGATTCCCCGGGAAACAAAAGAACCCTTGTTGTATGAACAATTTGTGTTAAATTGGTATGATTATGATGGTTTTGGAAACCGAATAACTCGCGGAACCTCATGTCAAAATATGAATGAAACAATGCCGGCAGCGATTTCATTCATGAAGAAGAAATACAGAACCATGATATCAAATATATGCAAACAACAAGCGGTTTCAACAAAAGCCCCTATGGCAAATACGAATCATCGTGCTTGTAAACGGTCCAATAAATCACAAAATGAAATTATCAACGGAATGGGTCGAAATTACATGTATGATACTATTTTTGTAGGGGAATATGTCAAAATGGCTGTGCAAATGTATGAGAGTGGCGATAGTTCAGGGAGAGAGTGGTTAAATGAAAAATGGAATTATTTGAAAAAAGTAATGTATTTTAAACGAAGGTTCTCTGCAATCCCGATAATCGACATGTCAATTGATATCTCCAACCAAGATTTATTCCATGCAATTGGATTTGCTTGTTTGATAGCAGAATTATTTGGTACATATCGAATATTGTTGGCATCGTCTGTTCCAATATGGTTGGACATTTCAGACAGCAAAGATTTTTATGAACGAGTACATAAAATATGGTTGGTTTGTAAATTCCGTGGAGAATCCATAGTTTCGCGGGCACTTGATTTGGTATTCACCACTCTGGATAAAACAAGTGTAGGTGGGGGTAGTGGCGGAATCGATTCATCCAGTATGTGTTTTTTTATTTTTTCTCAAGAATTTTGTTTTGATTGGGAGAACCTGGGGGAAAGAATCCGTCCAGGAATTCGTTTTGTTTTTTGGAAAATAGGCAGTACTGGTAACGATATTAAACGTATTCCAGAATTTCGGGTGGAAGAGCCTACAGAAATTATGTATGTTTCAGGGAATTCAGCGTGTTTGTTAAAAACATGTATTGAAGAAATCCCTGATTATCATGATTATATTTATCGTTTCATGAATTGTTCTCGATATGCATGTTTAACACAATATTTCGACAATTTTTGGGATAACTTACAAGTATCTACTGACTCTGTTGGTTAACTTTATTCGAATGGCTGATTTTCAAACTCTTGAAGTTCTTGTGAGGGAATATTATCAAATATGTTCTCAATCGATTCTTTTAAAAAAGAAACAGAAGGTCTTTTATCTGGGTCTGACAAAATACTGTTGATAAGAATAGTCTTATATTTGTCCATGAAGGGCACTGAGATACGGTCGATTTCTTGGATAAACAACAAATATAATGTACATATTGAGAACATATCCCAAGATAATGCGTATTTTTTTAATTCTACAATCACTTCTGTATGTAACCGATTCACATATTTTCCTAAAAATTGTTTCATGCGTGTATGAAAATCTGTGATTTGGTTCTCATTCAATAGATTTTTAAAAACATAAGAAGATATAAATTGTTGTAAGAGAACATCAATGACTTCTTGTGTAAATATTTCCTGTTTGGTATTTTCAATGAGATGAGATATAATAAAAATGTCTATACACCATATCAAGGATTCATCATACATTGGAAACAGTTCACTCGCGAGTTCACCTTCTAATTGGTCCTTCGTAAATGCTAATCGGAAATCAGATAATACGGGAATAGCATTGATTTCATCATATAGAATATTTTCTTCTGTTAGATGGAAATGAATGATGGGTACGGATTGAAGTTTTGAAATAGAGTCTAACAGATGTATTTGTGAATCTGCGAGAACTTGTAAAAATTCGCGGGGATTTTTTAATAGAATGGTTCTCAAATAATCAAACAATGTTCGGTCTCCTATTTTTTTATAGGTGGTTTGAATGAGTTGTTTTTCGGTTGTTTCGAGAGTAAAGAGGTCATGGATATCCTGGGGGGAACATGTTTTGATAGCAGTTTTATCGATGGTTGTAAGAGAAATGGGTGTGGTTCGTATTGGAAGTTGGAAATTGAGAAAAGGGAGAAGGTGTGGATACTCTTTTAATAAATTGGTAATTTTTTCTTCTGCGTCAGTGAGTTCATTTTTTATTTGAATTTTTTCAATGTATGGTGAAGGAGTGTGAGTAGGAGGTGCGATTTCACATTGTGGTTTTTTGTTTAGAATTATGCTGCGGATATTTTTTTCTTTAGTTCTCAATGATTGTAGGTCGGTTTCTGTTGGAGGAACAATAAGTGGTGGTTCTACGGATGGAGCGGGTTCTACGGATGGTTCTACAGCGGGTTCTACGGATGGTTCTACGGATGGTTCTACGGATGGTTCTACGGATGGAGCGGGTTCTACGGATGGTTCTACGGATGGTTCTACGGATGGTTCTACGGATGGTTCTACGGATGGTTCTACGGATGGTTCTACGGATGGTTCTACGGATGGTTCTACGGATGGTTCTACGGATGGTTCTA